TCCCATTTGTTGATTGTATCTTCTTTGATAACTTTAAGGTGCTTAAGACCGATGTTACCAACAAGACCTGATTCTAATAATGCTCCCATTTTAGTATTTTTTTGTTTTTATTTATTTTATTTTTTACCCAATTTTACTCATTAAATCCTTCATTCTCATGAACTGTGGATTTTCGTAAGTTTTTGATTCAATTAGGGTAGTTGAAGAACCTGTAGAAACTGTTTTATTTAATTTTGTTTCAACTGATTCGTTCATTGGTTTTGTTGTTTCAACCTTATCTAATTCTCCTTTGAGAGACTTATAAAGATTTTTAGATTCTTTTAAAGTTTCAACACTGTCGAATCTTCTAAGGATGTTTATTTTTTCTTTTTTAGTTGTTGAGTGTTCAGTGAACAATCTTGTAGCATAAGCTAAGTTTGAATTGAAAATAGCGACTTCATTAAGTTTTTCTCTGAAAACGTTTAGTGCTTTTCTATATTCATTATTCTTTTCTCTCAACATACTAACTTCTACTTCTAAAGATTCGGTTTTTACTCCGTTATTACCGTAAACATAATTTCTATTGTTAGTAATACCTTTTCTTAATCCTCTACCTTCTTTAGAACCAAATCCATAAGTTCTAGCAGCTTCTTTAGTTTCTTCCTTTTCGAAAGCTTTTCTTTTTAAAGTGTCACCTTTTTTAGTAGTGTAATCTTCTTTACCTTTCATGGTAATAGATTTATCACCCTTTTTCATTCCGTGAGCACCTTCTTTTGTTTCTGCCTTAACAACTTTGGAACTTCCTTCCATATTCGCACCTTTTTTGTATTCGAATTTTGCTTTTCCAGTACCCATTGTTTTAGGACCTTCTTTTTTGTCTTCCTTAAATCCACCAGCAGCTTTATTATTGTAGGTAAATTTAGGACCACTTCCAATTCCAACACCTTTAGGTTTTGATTTAGTTGCTTTCTTTGGGTTGTAAGCTTCTTCCATATAGTCTGACAAATCAATGTCATCAGATTGCTCGTCCAATTCTTCATCTTCATCAGATTCCATCATTTCATCTTCATCAGATTCCATCATTTCATCTTCATCAGATTCTTCATCGTCAAAAGAAATTTCGTAAACAACATCCTCATCCATGTCATCTTCAAAGTCAGAATCCATGTTAAGACCACCTTCATTATCAGTTAGTCCGTCCATATCATCTTGCTCACTAAAAATGTCATCAATGATTTTGTTTATGTTTACATCTCCTTTTGGTGATTCGTCATCAAAAGATTCTTCAGAATCAAATTCATCGTAATTCATATCTTCTTCATCTAAGTTTTTGTCTTCCTCAGACTCACCTAGCTTTACAAGATATTCAGAATCAGTGTCATTATCGGTTAAGTGAATATCTTCACCATCTTTTTTAACGATGATTCCGTCTTCTTCACCCATAGCCTTAAACACTTTTAGAATTTCTTCGTCAGAAGCGTCAGTCAAATCTATTGGACTTTCTTCAGAATCCATGTCCATGTCAGTATCTATATCCATATCAACGTCCATATCCATTTCATCTTCATTATCAGTATCCATGTCATCCATGTCTACATCTAGCTCAACCTCATCTTCATCATCTTGTTCAGAGAGAGATTCTTTTACTAATTGATTGATTTCTTCCTTCATAGTTGAAGCAAGTATTCCTTTTGCATTTTCGGCGATAGCCTCTTCAACATTCTTCATTTGAATAAGCGCCTCTTGTACTAAGTTTTTATTTTCTTGCATAGAAAAATGTAATTTATATAACTTATAAATAGTGTCAACTTTAAAAAAGTTTATTTTAATTATACTGAAACAAATATTTTATTATAACGTATTATACCTTGAAGTGAATATCCTGTTTGAGAATTAATCCATCCTAAAACATATTCATACGTATCAAAAATTTCAGTATTGATTACTTCATTTGTAGTTTGATTTTTTATTCCAACACTGTAACAATATCCCTGATTGGGAATATTAGGAATAACATTGATATATTGTAAAGTAATTGTCTTAATTGTTTTACCTGTTCCTTCTAAATAAGATAAACAGTTAGACCATGAATTTCCACTAATAGTGAACATTTCTGATGTCGTTGATTGTACTACTGCGTTGAATAACATATTTTATGTTTATAATAAATATGTTATAAAATAAAAAAAGTGGTCAGAGACCACTTTTAAATTACTTATTCAATTACTTCGTCAATTTTACTTTCCGAAACTGAGGTTATTCTCCAATCATGGGAAAACCCTTCATATTTTTTAGTTACTTTTGCCTCAACATCTGTAACTGAAAAACCCTTAACAAGTTTTTCTTCTCTAATTTTTTTGATTTTACCACTATTTTCATCAGGTAAATCATAAGTGATTTTTGCAACAAAAAATTTTTCGTCCATAGATTTAATTTTATTTACCTAAATAATCGGTTAATTTTTTCATTAAATCAATAGACTTATCTACCGAAGTACCCTGTTGTTTTATTTTCTTTTCTTCCTCAAGATTTTCTTCATACTTGTTTCTATCATCAGGATTAGAAAATAAATAAGCCCCTGGTGTTGATGGCGATGATACTAAGTCAAAACAAATTAATTCAAAATCATCTTGAACTTCATTTCTTTCACCAACTTTTTTTAAAGAACCAACTCCTCTTGAAGAAACTCCCATTGTTACACCTTGTCTCATTAAGTTAGCCGCTTGGTCACCTTTAGTTGACACAATACCTCTTTCATGAAATCCTGGTGATGTTAACAATTTAAGTTTACCCATCAAAATATTTTTATCCCACCAAATTTCTGTAATTAAATGGGCAACCCTATCTAAATCAATTAAAGAAGACTCAGGGTGATTTAACTCTGAAGTTGATAACCCTTTGTCAATTGCTTTTTTATAATTCTCAGCCTCTCTTTTTAAAATTCTTTCAGGATAAAATCTTCCGTTTCTATTTGGGGTATCATATTTTTGTAAAACCGCATAAAATTCAAATGGATTTCTGTAATCTAAATTGGATGCCTCTTTAAGTATATTTGCGTTATGCTCTTCTTTTGGCGAAACCCAACCAGCATCCATTTCAATTAGAATACCGTGTCCTAATTCATTTGCCTCTAAAATTCTTAAATTTTTCATTTAGTCTTTTAAAATAAATATATCATTTAAGATTGTTTATCATATCCCTTATTTTTTGGTTATTGAAAAATTAAAATAATTATTGTTATTTATATTATTTTTGAATATTACTTTTACAATTTTTTTTACAGATTCTTTTATTTCTAAAGATTTGAATTCTAATTCCTCATTTGTATATAAATTAACTTCTAAATTAAAAAATGATTTTTTTCCATGTGATATTCCACTTGTTCTCAAATCTAAATCTACGATACTTTTTTCTTTAAAAATTGATTGATTTATTGAATTGTATACTGAATGTTTTATTTCTCTACTTAAATTACAAACAATTCTATTCCAATTGTCTTGTTCTATTTTTGGTGTTACCCATGATTGAATGTTAATATATACAGATTTTAAATTTTTGGAATCAACGGTTCCATAGACTGATTTGATTGGGTTAAAAAGATTTAACTTTACACTTTTTCCTTTTTTCATTAATTTTCATGTTAATAATGTTTATTTTAGTAAAATAATAAGACATATTAATTCCATAGTCAAAATTTTTGAAAAAATATAGATATTTGTAATATATGATAATAGTTGAAATTAAAAATGGTGAGCACATTGATAGAGTTTTAAAAATTTTAAAATCTAAAGTTATTAAAACTAAACAAAATCAAATTTTATTTGATAGAAAAAAATTCACTAAAAAATCGGTTAAAAAAAGAACACAAAAATTAAAAGCAATTTATATTCAAAATAAAAGAATTAGTTAAATAGATTCTTCTAAATTTTTAAGTTTTAAAAAATTAAGTTGGTCAAACTTTTCATTCTTTACTCTGTCAATTGTTTCAGAAATTTTAGATTTCAATTCAAACTCTTCTTCTTTTTCAAGAATAGTTTTTAACTTATTAACAGCACTTTCTTTAATATTTTCAAACTTAGATTCTAAACTTTTAGTATCTTCTGAAATTAAAAGTAAAAATTCTTTTTTTGTAGACTCATCTAGATTTTCAATATAGCTACTCAAAGTTTGGTTTGCAATATTAACCATAGATTTTATTGGAATATTGATGGATTCTTTTACTAAATTATTGTCACTCATCAAAATATTAATAACATTTTTCTTTGATTGAATTCTTTCGGAAATATTCAATTTGTTTGAGTAAATAATTGTATCTAAATCAGAGTATTTGTTTTCAATTGTTTCTAAAAGAGTTTTTGGTAATTTGATATTAGTTAATAGTTTTTGTATCAAATTAACTCCTTCTTCTAAAAATTCTTTGGCGTTAGATTCATTTAATCCTTGTGGTGTACTCAATTGGTCATACAATGCATACACTTTTGACATTTGTTTATTCATCAAAATGTTATGTTTGAATTCTCGTATAGATTTTTTAAAATCTTTTTCGTTTTTATACGATTCTATTAAGTTATTCTCAATTATGGATTTAATTTTTCCGAAAGTCATTTTTAGTATTTTCAAATAAATATTATGAATTTAGTAACTTATTCAATTCTTTTGAAATTTCTCCCAAAGATTCTTGTGCTTGACCCAAATCAATAAATCTAGACCCATCAATTAGGTTATTTTCAACTAAAATATTAAGGCTATCCATTTTAGATTCTGGTGTTACTCCCGCCTCTACTGGTGCCTCTTCAGGTGCCCCTGTTTCTGGTGGCGGAGCCGATATTTCTTCAGAACCTCCCATTGGTGGTGGTGGGATTCCTCCTATTTCAGGTGTTCCTGTTTCGGATGAAGCAGTTGCGGTACCTCCACTAGTACTTCCATATAACTTATCAATATTGTCAAAAATACCTGTCTTACTTATTACTGTTGGAGTTGCTTTTAATTCCTCTCCGACAGCTCTTTCAATTCTTTGTTGTTGTAAGTCAAGTCTAACTTCTTCATCTGACCAACCAAAAATATGTTTCTTAGCCCAAGTAGATGAAGTTGCCTGAATACCATTTCCTGGGTCTGCAACCAAATCTTTGTAAAGTAAAACTTTCTCTTTCCAAACATCAATTTTTAGTAAATCGGCTTGAGTTGATGGGTTAGATAATCCTAATGTAAAGTTAGATAACTCATCTTCAAATCCTAATAAGAATAAATGTATGATTGCAATTTTATTTAATTCTTGAATCATACTTTTTTGAATTCTGTTGATGGTACGAGCAAAACGAATATCTTGTAATGATAAGTTTTTACCGTCTCCAACAACTTCTTCAAACCCTAAAAACGCTTTTGGTACACGAAGAGCTGTCAATAACTTCTTTTGAATATATTCAATATCCGCAATTTCAGATAAGTTTGTTGCTCCTGGTAATGTATCAATTGGGCTTGGTGCCGCTGGGTCTCTAACAGGTACAAAGTAATCTTGGTCAACCGCCATTTGGTTAAATCTCATATCCACATTACCTGTTTTACTATCAACTATTTGTTCTCTTTTGAATTTGTTTGCCACACGTTGTACATATGCTTCAACATCATCATCATTCATATTTCCAACAAACACCTTAAATATTCTTCTTTCAGGTGCTCTTGATGTACGATAAATCAACATCGCATCTTCTGATAATAAAAGTTGTTTCCAAATTCTTCTTGCTTT